TTACAATCAACTACCGGATTTACTGCTTACGACACCGCATTAGCAACTATTACTGGTTCATTAATTACATCTGCATCAGCATCTAAAACTACAAATGACTCACAAGATGTAAGTATTACAAATTTAAACTCTGCAACTGCAAGTTTATTGATTGAAACTGCTAATTTAGAAACATTTAGTGGTTCTGCATTAACTAGATTAACTAATTTAGAAACAACTTCTGCAAGTTTATTGATTGAAACTGCTAATTTAGAAACATTTAGTGGTTCTGCATTAACTAGATTAACTAATTTAGAAACAACTTCTGCAAGTTTATTGATTGAAACTGCTAATTTGGAATCATTTACATCTTCAATTAATACAACTATTAAATCAAAGTTGGATGCTGATGGTGTAATATCTGGTTCATCTCAAATTACTGCAGGTTCTACTACAAATTTTGCAACTGATGTAAAAACAAGATTAAATGCAGAAACAGTAGTTAGTGGTTCATCTCAAGTAACATTATCATCTACAACGGGTGGCGGTACATCTGCAGCAGTTCAATTCGGTTCATTAGGTATCGGTATGGCTGCATCAGTAACTACAGGTAGAATAGATGCAACAAATGATATAGTAGCATTCTCATCTTCTGATATTCGTTTCAAAGAAAACATAAAACCAATTGAAAACGCAATCGACAAAATCAGAAAGATTAGTGGTAACACTTATGATTGGAAAGAAGAAAACAAAGTTGAGCACGGATACGAAGGAAACGATGTGGGTGTAATTGCACAAGAAATTGAGGCAGTATTACCACAATTAGTTCAGACAAGAGAAAGTGGATTCAAAGCAGTTAAATACGATAAGTTAGTAGCCCTTTTAATTGAAGGTATTAAAGAACAACAATTACAAATAGAACAATTACGAATAGATTTAAATAATTGCAGAAATAAAGGTTTATAATTAATGTATGATGTTTACTACACCACCGCTGGAGGTCCTTGGTTCAATAGCGGTGCTGATATGTGGGTAACCGAATGGATAAAAGAAGTGGCTCCTCATTTAGAAGTGAAGCCACTTCTTCTTTTCCATAGACATAGACCTAACAACTATGAAGAATTTCCAATTGATATCGACCATATTTGGGAAACATCCGAAGATAAAATCATTGAAATATTAGAAGGTGCAAGACGAATACATATTCTTCATGGCCATTACACTCCAACCAGAGCTATTCATCAAAATTTGGAAAAGATTGATTCAATTATTTTCCATAATTTAACAAAAGTGTCTTTATTGGCACAAATGGAGAAAGATGAATATTTACATTGGTATGGTAATTGGGAATATGAAAGCGAATTAATTAATAAAATTAAAAATAAAGTTTGGGTAGGATTATACCATTTTCCGTATAAAACAGAAAATTTATATCACATCCCAAATGTTTATGAATTTAAACAAAATAAACAACTTTCTAAATCTATTGAGATAGGATACGCCGCTAGAGTAGAAGGTAGAAAGAATGTTGAATATATGGATGGGTTAGGTGGATTTATTTCTACAAATTCAGAAACATTCAACAAATACTATAAAAAGAAATATGGATTCAAATTCGAAAAATCCAAAGTTTACAAATTTGATTATAAATTTAAAGAAAGGTTCTATGAACTTGATTGGGGAATCTCTCATTCTTGTTTTGAGCACGAACCCTTCGGATATGGTATATTTGAGGCAGTGGATTACGGTAAACTTCCCATATTACATGAAGATTGGCATATTCCACTTGATTACAAATATAAAGCGAATAATGCGGAAACATTTAAAAAAACCTACCAATTAATTTGTGAGGATAGTTACGAAACCCGTAAAATAGAATTCCAAAAACTTAAAAATTGGATGATAAAGCACTTTTCAAACAAAGAAGTATGGAAAGAAAAACTTTTAGATATTTATAACGGAGAATAACACATACGAATATGCCAAGAACTAATTTATCATTAGGAAATTTATATAGAGCAGTTAGCGGGTCAGCCCGAACATCTCAAGCAGTTTCCATTGGTGGACTATCTGGAGGAGCATCTAATAGTTCATTTACCGCATTTGCAATAGACTCTGTAACCCCAAATTTACCAACTTTTACTTACATTGTAGAAAGTACAGAAGAAGCGGCAACATTTTCTTTTGGAACTGCGGGTACATTACATGGAAGTAAAGTAGGTAGTGTTTCGGCAAATTATTCAGTAACATTTAATAATGCAAACTTTACGGTAGGTTCACCCACTTTAGGTGCATCTCCATCATTTCCAATAACTCCTGCATCAATCGCTCAATCAACATATTCAGAAGCATCTTCTGTATTATCTATGAAGTATGAAGATGGTTATAATTTAGCAGCAACTGGCTATAATTCAACATCTACTAAAACATTATACGCAGTAGATGTTTACAATACAATTAACCAACCTGATTTCTGTTTATTATTTGGAACAAAAATAACTAAAGCGGATGGAACTATTGTAAATGTAGAAGACCTTTCGGTAGGTGATACTATTAAAGCGTGGGTACCAGCGGGTTTACCAGATGAAGGCCAGGATTCAGAATCAGACCAAGTTGATTGGAGATTCTATATGTTAGAAAATCAATCTGGTTCATATCAAGAAGTAAATGTAGCAGATATTGTGTTTAACTTTGCAAGTGGATATTATGATTTAAACAATGGTTTAATCAAATCAACTGGAACTCACCCTCTTTGGGTTTGGGATAGTGAAATTGAAAAATATCGTTTCAAAAATGTTGAAGATGTATTACCAGGTGATTTAGTAGTAACATACGATTCGGTGACAGGTTTAAATGAGATAGAAATTACTGATATTGAGGTAATAATTGAAGATGTTGAAATTGTAACCATAAATGTGGAGAATGCTGACGTTTATTTAGCAAACGGTATTGTATCACATAACAAAGGAACTACTACACAACCACCAATTCCATCTGCTGGATTGAGAATGTATTTAGACCCATCTAAAGCATCATCAACTGCAGGAACAACAACGGCAGATTGGTTAGATTTAAGTGGATATAATACGGGTGTTAGACCAGCAGGTGTTCAAAATGCAGCAGGTATAACTGGTACTAATCCTGGATATAATAATGGTGTAGGTAGAAAAGAAAAGTATTTCACAATAGGAGGAGCTACTACATTTTGGTATAAAGATAGAAGTACGAATATCAATGGTGGTATAACTCAATTTGATACTTCTGCTATGACATATATTACTTGGATAAGAGCAACTGCATTTACAAATTCCACTTCGTTTGGGTTATTCCAAAAGAAAGGTGCGGATGTGGATTATGGATTCTCATTAGATACACAAGCAACTATTACTCAATTGACATTTACAACAAGCAGAGGTAGTGATAATAACGGAAAAGTAATATCCCCATCTACAAATGTTTGGTATCAAGTTGCATTAACAGTATCGGCAGCGGCAGGTAGCACAATATATTTAGATACGACTAATTTGGGCAATATCGCATTAAGTGCATTTGCAGCAACATCATCGTATAACATTTTTGTAGGTAATAACGGAACAAATGCAGGCTACACACAAAATGGGGCATATCAACAAGGACCCGCACTATTCTATAATAGAGTATTAACATCAACCGAAATTACACAAGTATATGATTATTTTTCTCCAACATACAAATAGTAATTTGTTGTTTTGAAAATAATTTTAATATTTATATTAAGATAATAAAAATTTTAAATTAGCATATAAAATGGCAGACAAAATAGTATCACCAGGTGTATTTACTAAAGAAAATGACCTTTCATTCTTACAACAAGGGGTAGCAGATATTGGTGCAGCATTTATTGGACCTTTTAAAGAAGGACCATTAGTACCTACAATCGTAAATTCACAAGCAGAATTTGAAAGACTATTTGGAGCAGCAGATGGTACATACCTCACTCCATTAGCAGTACAAAATTATTTAAGAGAAGCAGGAACTGCAACAATTTGTAGAGTTGGTGGTGTTGGTGGATATACCGAAACCGCTCCATTATTGTTAACCGCAACTTCAGGAGCAGTATCAGCATCATTAGGTATTCTATTTAATACATCAGGAAGTGCAAACGGAGGTTTTGCAGACGCACAATTAACTTCTTCTAATGCAGGAGCAGGTGATTTCGTATTAAGAGGTGGTGGATTAAACGTATCTGCTTCTTTGGATGTAACCGATATAAACGATATTGAGGCAGTATTTGGAACATCTGCGTTTGGTTCTAAAGACCCTTATGTGTATGGATTTTTCAAAAACTCATCTATAACATTTAATTCAAGTGCATCTTCTTCAGTAACCGTATTGGGTGACCAACTTTTTACATTCGATGCACAGGAAGCATTAACACCAACAATCAAATCTCAAACTATTAGTGGTGATAGATACGATTTATTCCAATTTGAAACAATTGGTGCTGGAAACGCAGCAAATACAAAAGTTAAAATCGGTATCACAAATATTAAAGCAGCTGGTTCTGTAAACGGAACTGATTATGGTACATTTACCGTAGTTGTTAGAGAGTTTGCTGATACAAATAAAAAGAAAGTAGTATTAGAAACTTATTCAAATGTAAATTTAGACCCAAATTCTCCTAACTATATCAGTAGAGTAATTGGTGATAGAAAATTAGAAATCAATTCAGAAGGTAAAATTACTGAAAGTGGTGATTGGGTAAATAACTCAAAATATGTTAGAGTTGCAAACTTAAACACATCAGCTCCTGTACAAGCAGTACCATTCGGACACGCAGCATATACTTTACCAGTATCTGCATCAGCATTAATTGGTTCTGCAATTCCATCTGTAACATTCTTAACCTCATCAGTAGCACAATATGGTGGTATAGATTTGGATAACAATACTGATAACGCAATCTACTTAAAGCCAATTCCGACAGGAGCAGGTGTAGGTTCTAACTCTGTATTTGGATTGGATGCATCAAACGGTGGTGCATTATCAGTAGGTTCTTCTTTAGCACAATTTGTTGTAGCATTCCAAGAAGGATTTGATGGTATGAATCCTGCAACTCCAATATTGACTGGAGCAGATATTTCAGCAGGAAACTCACAAGGATTCAATTTATCAACGGTAACTGCTAGTGGTTCAGTAGCATACGCTAAACATATCGCGGCATTATCAAATGTAGATGAATTCGACATCAATATGGTTGTAACTCCAGGTGTTATCAAACGATTACACTCTTCAGTAGCAACTTCAGTATTGGATATGGTTGAGCAACGAAATGATTGTTTTTACATTTTGGATACAACCGCTTATGGTGATTCAATTGGACAAGCAAATACAGAAGCACAATCAATTGATTCAAATATGGTAGCAACTTACTACCCTTGGGTTAAAACAATCGATGTTAACACTAACAAACTAATCGCAGTACCACCATCAGTATTATTACCTGGGGTATTTGCGGCTAACGATAGAGTTGCAGCAGAATGGTTCGCACCAGCAGGTTTGAATAGAGGTGGTTTAATTGGAGCAGTAAGTGTTCAAAATCGTTTAACTCAATCCGAAAAAGATTCATTATACGAAAACAAAGTGAACCCAATCGTTCAGTTCCCTGGACAAGGTATCGTAGTATTCGGACAAAAAACATTGCAAGATAGACCATCTGCATTGGATAGAATTAACGTAAGAAGATTGTTGTTGACTGTTAG